CACCAGATTTATTAACTAATGGGTCATTAATACGCCTAGCTATAGAAGCATTCATAAGCTCAACTGCTCCACTTATTCCATCAGAATTTATAGGAGAAGCTGCAAACAAATCTTTACCATACCAAGTTTGAATTGCTTTTATATTAGCAATATTTGTTTCTCTTTCACTAGTACCTTCAGCAATTACTGAATTAATAGCCGTATACAACTTACCAGCGTCTACATCATTAGTTACAACATCTCTATAAGAAACAGAAGATAACATTTCTTTAACTTTAGCTTTGACAAAAGCAATAACTTTTTTAAGCCTAGATTTATTACTGTCACCTAAAGCTTTATATACTTTTTTAGCTACTTCAGACTCAGAATTCATAATAGCTATAAACTCTGCTAATCTAGTGGCTTCTCCTCCTGTATTGTCAAGAGCGTATTTTAAGCGGTTTATAGTAGTATTGTCTAAAACTATTCTGCCTGAGTCTATATTGTCACGAAGCCTGTTCATGCTTTTAGATATGTAAGCAAGATTAAGGTCTAGCTGCGGACTAGTTGATTTAACGTTGTTAGATCTATTAATTGCCCAATCAGAAATTAAACCAATAGTATAGCTGTGTGTAATTTCGTGTTCAATTAACTCAATTAAATTTTTGCGGCCTTTAGCAGTTTTTATACTCTGAACACTGCCACCAGTACGATCATCTTTATCAGATATAACAATAGTGTCATTATCAGTATCAAATTTATTCTGAGATCCTTTTATTACTGTTGAAGAATTATTTTCTGTAAGAAACTTACTAATTACTGCAGATTCTGAAGCTAGGTCTTCTAGTATGTCTGTTTCAGACAAAGAAGAATCTTTAAAAGATTTTTTAGGTTTAGGTTTAGGTTTTACAATAGACGTTGGCACAAGACCATCACCTATGACACTAAGAGTTTTAAATCCACGAGACTCTTCTAGTATTTCCTGCTTTACTGATTTTTCCTTGCGTATAGTATCAAGCAAACTCACAAAATCTGAATCTTTTTTTAATGAAGGATCATATGCAAGAGCAGCCATTAATGCCTGTTCGTGTATATCAAAATCAAATGCAGCATTAAAATCTTGTTCTACGTACTGACCTTCAAACTCCATAAGAGCAGGTGCAGAAGTACGTGTATCATCGGGGATACTTATTGATCCTGTTTCATGTTTAGTAGGTAAACCAGCTATGCCTCTGTACTGGTTGCTAGTGTCTACACCATGTACTTGAGACACACCAAGAACAGTAGGTTGAAGTTTATCTTCTCTTGTTAATACTGTTTCACCGTCAACAGTATTTTGAACTTCAAATACTTTAGTTAACGGTAAACCAAAATCTTTAAGGTGTTCTTTTGTGTAAGATAAAGCTTTGCCACCGTTAAAAGCTTCTACAACTGCAGCAGCAGGATACATTCTCATTTTACTGAGAAGAGGATTGTTGTTTAAAAATTTAAATACTTGTTCACTACGTTTTCTGTAAGTAGCTAAGTATTCTGTAACTAGCGAATCAGTTAAAGTATCAAACAAGAAAGAAGGCATACCAGAACTAGCAAATGCTTTTCTTAGCTCGTCTTTAATATTTCTGTCATCTCGAAGTGCGTCTCTGCCTTGTTGATTATTTTTGTGGTCTGTACCAAGTAACTCATTAACTAAATCTATTGTGTCACTAGAAACCTTAATTTTATTTAAATTAGCAACTAACAAACCACTAAAAGTATTAGACAAAGAATTGTTAGCACCCTCTTCAGACTGTTGGTAAATAAAAGTCATTGTCGGTCCTTTGGACAATTCTCTTATGTCTCCGTTATAAAGATCTTTAGATACTAAATCTACAATTTTCTTTATTTTGTCATTGTTTTCATTTTCTCTAACGTAAAAGTCATCTAAGTCAGTAATGTTATTAACAAAGTTTTCAAGCTTAACTTTAAGAATTCCGTATATGTCTTTTAACTTATCTTGTGTGTCTACTTCACCATCAAGTAACCCAAGTCTTTGCATAAGTTTTTTTATACTGCTAGGATTTGTCCCAAGTGCTTGTTTAAGTATCAGCTGTCCACCAGATGCTGTAGCGTCACTGCTGACCATATAAGAGGTCTTAATAGTTTTACTACCTAGTGAATCTCTTATACCTTTAGCAGCTCTTACAGTAGTTACAATGTCTGCAAAATCAAGATGCGGAAATAACCCTTGTAACTGAGTTAGTTGTTTTAATTTTCCTGCAGCCGTGTCTTTACTGACAAACTTATCATACATTTCAAATGCTTTAGTGAGAGTTTTACCTTCTTCAGTAACGTTATCAGAATCTAAAAGTACTTCAGGAGTACTATTTCCTTCAAAGTCTGTTAAACCTAGACGTAAAGCAACTTTGTTTACGTAAAAATTATATACTTCAGAACCTACAGACATTTCATATTCAGAAATAGTTAAAGCATGACGCATTAATTTAGACGCTTGTGGGTTAACAACACTATTTTCGTAATATAATCTTGCGTTTTTACCACCAAACATAGGCATATACAGACTTGCTGCTTTTCCGTTAGCGTCTGTCATATGGTCGTAGTATTCAATTAAATCATCTACAGGAGTAGTTTTAGATAAATTACGACCTACATGACTAGATTGGTCAGCAAGGACAATATTAATTTTTTCTACTTTAAACAGATTTTTTAACGTTTCTGTATCCTTAATGTGATTTGATATCCATTTAGAAGCACTCATGTCACTGTCTTTTAGTTCTTTGTGCAAAAGATCAAAAAAACTGTGTAAATCAGAGTCTATAAACACTGGGTTAGACTCAAGTTCTTTACGTGCTGCTTCCATTTCTGGTGTAAGAGTATAAGCGTCTTGATTTTTTCGCTCTTTTATAGGAGAAGTAGAAGGTAAAGTAATATTACTTGGTTGAGACACGTAGTTAATAGATTCAATCACTTTAACGTATGCTGATAAAGGATGGTTGTTTATGTCAATAATAGATTTATCAGTAAAATATTTTTTAGCAGATGACTTAGCAGTAACATCAAATGCTTTAAGATTTAACTCTACCACAGAAACTTCTGTAGTAACTTTTTCACTGTAATTACGTTTACTTGATATGTCATCAAGATAGTCTTTTATAGACCCTCTACCTTCGTGTACAGAAATAAATCCGTTGTCCTGTAAGTTGTTGATAGCTACCATACCTGAACGATAATAAGCACGTTCTACGTCTACAGCAGACCCTTTACTGTCACTTATTTTTTTAAATCTATAACCTTCTAGATATAAAATTTTACGTCCTATAGTAGCAGCTAGTCGGTGAAGAGGAATATATGGGTTAACACCGTCATTACTAATGTCATTAATATTAACATTTTCGTTGCCAGCTTTGTCAATTTCACCTTTTATTGAGTCCATTATGTCTTTAAGTGCAATAGCTTGGTGTCTTGCAGACTTATCACTAGTAGTCTGTACACCATTGACTGTAACAGTCTGTAAACTTTTAACAAAAGTCTGCATTGCAGGTCGGAATTTTTCTGCTACGTCTAAGGATCTATCCAGTTTTCCCTTAATGCGTTTAGAGTCTACTTGAACATCTTTAGAAGAGAAGGATTCAAACATATCCATAACTTTTTTATCAGTTATTTCCCAGACATTCACCCTAGTTTCTTTATCAGTATTTCGGTCTATTTCGACATCTTTAGCTATGTTTCGTAACATACCTTTAACTGTGTTTCTTGGTGTACAGCTCATAGTTTATACCGCGCAAACATCGTCTTTACTAAAGTTATTATCAATAAATTCATCTAATTGCTCATCTGTGACAATTTCATCTATTAACCACATACCATTTTCGTCAACTTCAAGTTGCCCACTGGGGGGTACAGGAACAGAGCTATCTCGTTGAGTAGTTTCTGTCTCTGTTTGTGTATCAGCAGTCTTTAGAGCTGTCTCTATACTACCACGGTAAGATTCTATATTCCCTTTTTTACCTATGTCTGGTAACACATTTACCATTATAGCTAGTAACGCACCAGCTTCGGTAGTTTCAAATAGCTTACTAGCTGCTTGTATAAATTTTGTAGATGATACTAATTTTATAGTGTCAGCTAACATTGCTTCTTTATCTGCTGGGTCAGTTAAAGCATCTCTTTTTTGTTCTTCTAATTTCAGACCAGCTATAAACTTATTAGTCTGAGGACTTGTTTTAATAACATAAGAAGTTTTAGTGTCTACATCAGTTACTTCACTATCTGTCTTATCTTCTGAGTTAAATATACTACTATTAATAATAGAACTAACTAAAGATTCTACTTTAGTTGCAGTAGACTTTGCGACTTCTGTAACTTTTTCAGCTGCACTTGCTACTTTTCCAGCGACAGTACCTTTAAAAACTTTTCGGTATCTATCAAGTTTACGGTTAATTGTATCTAGTGTTTCTTTGTCTAGTGAATTAGAGCTATCAGGTGAGTAACTTTCATTACTTGTGTACAAGTCTAAAACTTTTTGTACTGTTTCAACTGTATCTATGTCTTCTAGCTTAACTTTAGAAACTTCCAGTAATTCAGCTGCTACAGCACTCATACTACCTACAGGTATGGCTTGTCTTCTAGCTACTGACTTTATAACAGGACTAAGCCCCCCTAAATTTACTAGTCCTTCTACTACACGACCAGATGATAAAGAAGCTCTTTCTCTTCTGTCAGCAAGAGTATCTAGCTTTGCTGAAAGCTTAGGCATTGTGCTGCTTAGAGCGTTAGATAGCTTACGTATGGTTTCAGGTGTGTTTTCTCTTACTTCTGCTTCAAGAGATTGCAGACCTTCCTTAGTAGCGTTATTACCGTAAGAAACAGCTTTTTCAGCCAGTCCATAAGTTGCTGAAGTATTAAAAGTTTTTAGTTCTTCGATAGCAGCAGTACTTACAACTTTAGCAGCAGTTATTACTTGTTCTATAGCATCATCAGGTAAGTTAACAAAAGCAGCAGCTTTCTTAGCAAGTAAAACAGCTTCTTCAGAGGCTTGTTTAGTTTTTGATGCGGCAATCTTATAGTAAAAATTAGACTCTAACTTTATTTTAGAAAGAGCTACGTCAGATTCGTACTCTCTAATAATACTATTTTTAACTCTGTTAAAAACTTTTTCATTATTTAAGTCATCAGTTTTTGCAACCTTACCTAGTTCTTCTTCTAAATCAGGATCAGTAATATCTGCAAAACTTGTGGCTTTACTAAGTGTTTCTTTTCTTGCACTTGTACTAGTCTTAAATTCTTCATGTTGAGCTTTAGCTATTTCATACTCATTACGTATTTCATTAGTTTGTTCGTCAGAAAGGTATTTACTAAGTTTTTTGGCATTTCTTTCACTAGCAAACTTGTTAGTTGCCAAAACTGCTTTTTTGCCTAATTTAAACGTAGTTTTTGCTGTACCTACAGTAGCGTCTGCTGCTACTCCAATACCAACAGCAGGAACTGTAGTAAGACCTTTAGTGCCAGAACCAGCACCGAATCCTAGTGCAGCACCTAACTTTGCTTCAAATTGGTTTTCAGGGTTGTTTATTTCTGCTTTTACTGCATTCCAAAATTCACCTTTCTGTGCTGCTGTAGCATTTACGTTTATTATTTCTCCCCAAGTTTGGGCATACTCTTGTAGTCCTTCAGCAGTACCAGCGGCACCTAGTTTTACAACACCTTTTCCAAGACGTTTAGCTATGCTTACTAAGCTAGAATCTTTACTCATAGACTTAATAGCTGTTGTTATGTCATTTTTTAAATGTTTAGCAAAATTAGGTATAACTAGGTTTTTAATTATAGCTGGTTCAAATATAGTAGTAGAAAGATTCACAAGATACATTTGTGCTACTTCAGAAGTTGTAGGATTTCTTGAATTTTTCTCACGAAAGTCATTTACTTGTCGTTGAGTTAAATCTGCATTCATTACACTTACTTGAGCAGCAGATTTAGCTACTGCTTTACTAGCAGTAATAAGTTTAGAAGCTTTTTTAGTCTTATCTACAGCGTCTACAATAGCGTTAGCACCTTTGTATAACTTGTATGATTTATTGGCAAGGGCTGTTATACCTATAGCACTAGCTACTGCTGGGGCTAACGCAGTTGTTCCTGCAATTGCTGCAGTAGTAGCAACAGCTGTACCTATACTACCAGAACTATCAGAAATAGTAGCTGGAGCAGCAAGAACCGAATTCTTTAGAACATCCCAATAGTTGCCTTCAGCAAGTGACTCAGTAACTCTTCTCTGTGGTGCGTCTACTAACCTTTCACGATCTTGTAACGAAACACCAGAAGCTAAGTCAGCATCTGCCCTGTTTTCTGCATTAGTTCTTTCTTCCCCAGTAAATATGTCTGATATGTTTGTACCAGTTTGACGAAAACCAGACTCCATAATATCTAGGTAGTTACTATTACCATTACTTTGTTCTGGTGTAAATGCCCCCCCAGCAAGACTCATTGGGTTATTTGGCAAATAAGGATTAACAACAGGATTAACAACAGGGTTAGTATCTGGAATACCAGTAGTAACTTCTGATGGAGCTAGGCGTTCTTGTTTTTCAGCTATCCTAGAATTCAATATCTCCTTCTTTTTATCGAATAGAGACTGTGTGTATATTGGTTGAAAGGCAGCAGTAGGATCGTAAAAGGGATCAGCCATGTTATTTTCCTATTATTCTATTTGTCTCTTTTTGTCTTCTAATAGTAGAATTTATTAAGGCAGATCTTTTACCTTTAACTCTACTCTTTTCTAGCTTATACATAGCTTTTATTACACGTTCATTATAATTAGTACTTTCAGGAGAACCTACACCAGATATTTCTCCTAACTCAACAGCTAGTTTTCCACGCTCTAGTAGTTGTTCTTTCATGAAAGAAGACATATTTTTACTGTAAACACCGTTACCTACTATTACTTCATTTAATGTTGTAGTAACAAACAATTTGTCTAACTCTGCGTTGTACTTAGGATCTACTTTATTAAACTCTTCTACTTGTTTAGACACTACTGAGATATTAGGGTTTACACCAGTTACTAAGGGTTCAGTAGAGTTTACTACAGATTCACTAGGGTTTACTGCATATTCATTAGGGTTTACTGGGTTTACGCCAGAAGTTACTAAAGGTTCCACAGAATCTTCTGCAGTTACACGAGAATTTACTAAAGATTCGGCAATAGTATTAGGTTGTGAACCCTTACGACTATCTTTACGGAATATAGGGGTATTTATAGGTCTACCAGTAAATATAGAAGGCTCCTTCCAGTTGTTAGCAGATCTTTCTTTTTCAAGATTAAAAATAGTTGTTACAATAGCATTAGTTCTATCAGCACCTTTTAAGTTTTCTATATTAGGAATACTTAATGTTCCCTGTTCTAAGCCAGCGTTACCTCTTTTTATCATTTCTGATTTAGTTCTGTGTTTTAGTGTATTAACAGCCCACTCAGGTCTACCTTTCAAATCTTTATTTGGATCTAGGGAATTAAATATTTGTGTAAGATTCTTCTGGTACTCACCAAGTTCTCTAGAATCTTCTTTATTTGCCTTAATAAACTCTGCTTGTTTATCAGCTTTTCGGTTAAGTATTCTGTTCAATTCTGATGTATTTTTAACTTCATCTGTAAAAAGTACATCAGAAAGCTCTACGCCTTCAGGTGGTTTTTCACTGTTAAACTTGTTACTTAAATTTTCATAATCTTCATCGTAACGGTCCAGTTCTCCTTGTTGTTTAGGTGTTAGACTATCAAATGCTGTTACCACAGTTGGAGAATTTACACTATTATCTGTACTTACTTCTTTATCTTTACCAGTGAAAATTTTGTTAGGAGCTACTACACTAGCTACGTCAGTGTTTACTTCACTTCTTTCACCACTTTCACTACTTTCACTAAGTAACTTATTCAGTGTAACAACATCTTTAGTACCTGTAGTATCTGTAGTACCTGTAGTACCTGTTTTAGTACTCACTACTTTTGGAGTGTCTGTACCAGTAACTACTTCTGTAGTACCTGCACCAGAAGGTGCTAGACCAGACATATATTGTGTTACTAACTGTTCGTCTGTTTGCCTCCTTGGTGCGCCTAGTTGCCTGATAGCATCAATTTCTAAACCTCTCATTATTTTATTTTGTTCAGCAGCAGCAGCAGCAGCAAGTTGAGATTGCTGTGGATTTCCTGCGTTGGGGTATGAAAGATTGCCAGTTTTGCTGTTTATTAGTAGATTTTCTTTTGCTTCAATACTTTTAGCAAGTGTTGTTAAATTTTTAAGACCACTACCTCCTTCAGCTATATAGTTGTAGTCATCTTTTAAAGTACCATCTGGAGCCATAGCGAACACAAGAGCTTGTTGCATAGCTGTTGCACTTAAAACACCCAGTTTAGACAGATTAGCAACAGCACTATTAACATCAGACAGAGTAGTGTTATTATCATTAATATCCAATCTGATACCAGCAACATGAGATGGTGTTGTGGCAGTTATACCAACAGCATCAATAACGGACTTTGCTACATTACTTATGTCTAGAAGATTACCACCTTTGTATAGAGAGGAGACGTTTCCTTGTGTACTACCCTTACCATTACCATAGTTAGTAAAGTAGTTACTAGTGTTGGGGGCATTTTTTTCTGTAGCATCGATAAGTTTAAGTATCATTGCTTCACTTTGAGTAGGAAACATCCTACCAAGTTGTTTTGCAACTGATGCATCAACTTGTGCACTAGTAAACTGACCTGATTGTACTAACGTTCTGCGTAGCTGGTCAGCGAAAAATGTAGGATCAACACCAGCTCCACTGTTATCTTTTATGACTTTGTTAATAAAACCAATTTTAGTACTAACATCGTTTATTGCACCATCACCTTCAAAATCGCTAAGATTGCTGTACTCAGGGTATTTTTCCAGTAGTTTGATTACGTTAGGGTCGTCCGCACGATACGCACCAGAATACGCCAAACCTGCGACTATTCCTTCTTCTGTTTTCTGGCGTTCTAAATCTAGTTTCTTTAGTCTAGATTCTTCGTCTATAGCACGTTGAGTTGCACCTTCGGTCCATTGCTGGCTTGCCTTGAATTGAGAGTTTTTGTCTAATCGTTCTTCTTCACGAAGACCTTGTTGTTGGTTAAACTGGTTTTGTTGGTTAAACAGTCTTTGTGTAAACTGATTTTGTTGTACTACTTCAGCTTGTCTTTCTGCTAAAGCTTCATTAATACTACCAATATTTTGTGCGGCAGTAGCGTCTTGAAGAGCAGCAGCCTTTCTAAGAGCATTTGAGTTACTGTAATCAATACGATCATTACTAGATTTAAAAATTGCCATATGAACGCTCTTTATATACTTATTAAGTTATCGCACTGCCATCGACTTTCGATGCATTAGCTTGTGCCATTCTTCTTTGCCATTCTGGTGATCCTTCTGCGACACTATTTAGTAGTAAACCATTACGTGTCCTTTCCATTAAATCTTGGTTATATGACAAAGTATCATTAGCAAGACTTCTATTGTAAGAAGCAAGCTCAGTACCCGCCTGTCTTTCTGCTAACTTACGGCTTTTGTGTGCATTATACATATTGTAAAGACTACTTGCTCCTTGAGCAGCAAGACCAAAATTTTGCATACCTTGAGAAAATGGACTTAATTTTTGTGAATCCATAAGACTTTTGTACTGATCAAAAGTAAGTCCTTGTTGATTTCCACCTGTAGGATCAAAGTTAATTAAAGGTTTGTTAGTATTTTGGTCAGATGCCAAAACACCATAGCTAGTACTTTTAGGAGTAGCAAGACTACTACTATAGTTATTTTCGATATAATCAGGTACTCTTACAGGTTGATTAAAAGGTAAGTTACCAAAGCTATTAGTATCATCTTTAATAAACTTACCTCGGCTAATTAAACCTTCGTTAGTTATACTTTTATTGCGGATAGCGTCTGCAGCTCTGTTACCTACAGTAGGATTTGATTCATATGCCATAATTTATTTACCGTTTTTTTACACTACGCCCAAGATTAGAGCATTATCATGATAGTTACCTACTAATGTATCATAATTATAGAAGCTAGAGAAGTCATATTGCATAGGACCAGCCATGTACCTTAAAGTATCTGGGCTACGTAAGTATGCTAGGTAGGTCGGGTTTAGTCCAGACTCCTGAGCTTCTATAAGACCAGCTATTTCCTGTGACCTAGTATTGAACTCATCATTTATCCTAGCTGACTCTTCTCTAAGAGCCATAAGGTCTGAATTTATATCAGCTGTTAGTATATCTGAGAAAGTAGTTACAGCATTTAAAACACTAGCAGGGTCAGAAAATAATGTACTTCCACCACCTGTTTGAAATGTTAAGTAAACTGCTACTGCAGCTACTACTGCTTTTAAGAAGTCGTTGTCTATAGTATTTATTATAGCTATAGCTACTGTCATTATAATGTAGTTTGATATTATTTTTATAAAGAATTCCTTACCTAAAGTAGCGGGATTAAAGGTTATAACAGCAATAACTATAAGAATAAACTCCATAAATGAAGCGAATAAGCTAGTTTCGTACCACTCTAAATGAGTTAGTGTAACACCGTAAAAGTTTAATCTTAATGATGCATTAAGTAATTCTATCTGCTCTAAAGGTGTTAAAGAGTTAACAGAAAAGTTAGAGATAAGTACAGTAAAGTTACTATTACCTAACTTGGAAACACTCATATTCTCATTTCCGTTACCAGCTATGAAATCAATTCCAGATAAATCATTTAGTACTATAACTGAACACGTAGTAGGATTAATTTGTTTACGCATAGTTAATGTAGTTATAGAAGTAACAGAATGGTTATATGTACCTACACTACCAATAACAAGTGCCTGTGTTGAAGCAGACTGAGTAGACCAAACTAAGGCTTTCTTAACGTTTTGCTCTATGAAAGTAGCGTAGTAGCCTTCGTCATTAAGATCACTATTAAAATTAACAGCTTGTGTTGTTACTAAACCATAGAACATTTCGTAAAGTATTTTTGATACTACTTTAGAAGTATCTGTAGGGTTTACAGCGAAAGTTAAAAACACCTCTGGTACGTTAGCTATATCAGGATTTTCCTCTACCTGTGTCATTATATCTTCAAAGTTTAAATCTAAAGTATCAAGTAACGCTACTGTGCCATCGTAGTTAGCTTGTCCTTCAGTAGCTACACTTACTGTTTCGTTACTCTCTCTTAAAATACCTATAGGCATCATTTCAAGATTTGTAACAGTACTGTAAACTCTTCTTACTTCAGGAAAGGTATTAGTAGTTAAATCATAAAGCCAATACCTCCACTCACTAGATGATGTAACCCAGTACGTAGCTATAACGTATACTTTTATAGGATACGCACTGTAACTAAGCGTAGTAGAAATAGTAGCAATTGAAGCAGAAGGCATAGTTGTATTATCTGTTTGTACAGAATTAGCTGCTGCCCACGTTATGTTTGTTGTTATTGAAGACTTACCTACAGCTAGTGAAGTCAGTTCAAAACTAGTTTGTGTAGATATACTACTAATACTAACTGCCATACTTACACTACCAGAAGATAATACACCTCCTGTTGTACCTATAGTAAAAGTAGCAGTGGTACTATTTGCTGGTATAACTACACTAGAAACACCAGTGTAATGAGTGCCATTTACAGCACTTCCTGTGTAAGCTAGGTTTACTGTTACTGTGTTACCAGAAGGAACAGGTCTGTCTATGCTTATTGTATAGCTAGTGGTAGTGTTTCCTTGCTGTACTTCAGAAGGACCAGATAAGTAAAAGGTAGTAATTGGTCTTATTCTGGTAATTGGCATACTGTAAGTATTGTTACCAGCGTTGTACGTAATAGCTCCTAGTGCGTAATTTGTCCAAGTACCATAAGCGTCTGTGTAAGTAAGAGTGTTAGACCAAGGGTGGTATGAAAAGTTGTCTTGTAGGTAATGCTTATAGTACTCTTCTTTAGATGGGTGTCTCTCAGTTACAGTAATAAGTGTAGGTGAACTGCTGGGTGTGCCATATGGTCTGTTAGGAACATATATATTTAGAGCATCTACAATTGCAGATTTATTTATACTACTTGTTTTTATATTTGAAGTAGGCAGCTCATAAGGGTAAGCACCAGATTCTGCAAAAGTGTAGTAGCCGTCTATCATAACTGATCCCATAAACGCATGTTTTATAAAAGCAGAAGTTAAAGGAACATCAGGATTTTTAGTATGTTCTACAGCAATTTTTGTTATAGCATCACTTTCTAAGTCCATAGAATCAGGGTAAAGTTTTTGTGATACTAACTGAACATTAACTACAGTCTGGTCTTCTATACCGAATACTCCAGCAACTATCTCTAGTGCTGGCATTACTATTTCATCCCATATTCCCTCAACGATTCCAGTAACAACATCATCTACTACCTCTATGATGTCGTCTATGATGTCGTCTATGATTTCTACTAGGTCACTCATAGCCAGTTCAACTTCTTTATAAGGGTTTCTATTTTTAACTTAAATAAGTCTACACGAATAACAACAGGAGTACCAAACTCGTACCATTTACGTATGCTTTTAATAGTTAGAAAACTTTTAAACTTTATAACTCCTTCATTTTTGTGGGGTGTAAAACTTAGTAACTTTGTATTAGGATCTATGTCTTCAGAAAAAACACCTGTAAATAACGCTAACATTCCTAGTGGGTTATTATCACCATAGAAAATTAATCCGTTTGATTTATAACGGTCTAATCTTGTGTAGTATAGAAAGCAAGAACCATCAACTAAGCAGTAAGCTGTACTTTCTTCTATGGATTTTAGCATTGCAGTCTTATACTTTTCTGAAGTACCAGAAGGAAGTATATGGGATACAGTAGAGTAATGGGTTACTATGTCTTCTTTAGTGCATTTCCTTACACTTTGGCGTATTAATTCTGGGGTGAACGATTGGTATTTCATGTAAACCTAGTGTTTATTTATTGTACATGCACCGAAAAACCCACCTGCTCCATTAGCTACAGCTAGTATAGTTCCTTTTATACTATCATCAGATAGTACCATACATACTTCTAGTAGGCTGCTTATACCCTGTGTGTGTCCTATATCTTGCTTGTAAGCTATTGGTGTAGCTAAGGCAGCTAGATCTACTTCTGCTTCAGTATTAGATGGTGTGCCTGTTCCGTGTAGTTTAACATAGTCAACAGGGTAACTTGGTATTAATGTGTTTAAGTTATCTCTTGTAAAATAGAAAGCATTTCTGTTGTAAACAAAGTCGAATCTAGAGTCTACTATGTCGTTACCACCTGCACCTAACTTCATATACACAAACCCATCACCACACATGAGTTTTATCTTAATCTCTCTAAAAGACCTTAAAGTTTCTTTAGATGTACGCTCACCACCAATAATAATAACTTCTTCACATATACCTGAGTCTAACCAAGAGTTAGCTATGGTAAGTGCTTGTACACCGCTAGAGCATGTACCACTGGTAGTGGTTGCTACTTTTATATGCTCTGGATTTTTAAAACTACCTATCCATTTATGCATAATATAGCTAGTGCCGCATGTTAATGCCACTAGGTACTTAGTGGAATCATTACGAGAAACACCACTTTCAGCTTGTGAAATAGTGAAACCATCAACGTATATAAAACCTGTATCCTTAGTCAGCTCTACGTTTAAGTCAGCTAACTTAATGAACTGGTTTACAGAGGATAAGTCTCTATCTAGTTCTGGTATAGCGAAATAGTCTTCTCTTCTTTCCGTTGGAACTATGTGCTTGTACGAGAGGATTTGCATG